TCAAAGACGAAGATTCACGCATGTTGAATGCTGACTTCGGTGGAGCAGGCTTGCAAAATGGCTTGGTGTTGAACAACATTCACGGCTTCCGTGTCTATCAGTCCAATGCGCTGCCTGCTAAAGGCACGGGTTCTGGTACTTCTGGCGTAACTGCGCAAGACGATAACTATGGCGTTATCGTATGTGGTCAGGACGATGCTGTTGCTTCTGCTGAGCAGATCAACAAAGTTGAGAACTACCGTGACCCAGACAGCTTTGCTGACATCGTGCGTGGTATGCACCTTTACGGACGTAAGATTCTGCGCCCAGAGGCACTTCTCACAGCACGTTACAACGCTGCTTGATAATGGATAATCTATTGGGCTGGTCTTTTCGGAGGCTGGCCCTTTAGTGCCTCTACAATCTTACAAAGGACTTTAAAATGGCTATCACAACAGCAATGTGTACGAGCTTTAAATCAGAACTTTTGGGTGGTACTCATGACTTGGATACCCATACTTTAAAGATCGCACTTATTAAGGCATCACCAACAGGAACGTATGGTGCTGCAACAACTAACTATTCAGATGTAACTGGTAACTCAGATGAAGCTACAGGTACTGGGTACTCAGCAGGAGGACAGGCCTTAGACGGTGCTGCTATCTCTGTGTCTGGTACAACTGCTATTGTAGACTTTACTGATGAAGTATTTGCATCTGCGACAATATCTGCTGATGGTTGTATCATCTATAACTCTTCTGCTTCTAACAAAGCAATCGCAGTAATAGACTTCGGTGGAACTAAAACGTCTACAAACGGTGACTTTACTATTCAGTTCCCAGCTGCAGATGCATCTAACGCAATCATTCGTATCGCATAATAGGAGCATAAGCTATGGCTCTCGTATTAAAAGACAGAGTAAAACAAACTACTACCACTACTGGTACTGGAAGCATTGTACTTAATGGCAACATTGACAGCTTCCAGACTTTTGCTGCTGCTTTGACAGACGGTGATACTACTTACTACGGTATCTTTGAGCCTAGCACGAATGAGTATGAAATAGGGCTAGGGACGTGGACAGAAAGCTCTGCAACCCTAGCTCGTACTACTGTTTTAGAAAGCTCTAACTCAGGTAGTGCAGTAAGTCTTACAGCACAGGCTGAGGTGTTTATTACACAACCTGCTGAGAAGTCTGTGTTTCTTGATGCTAATGGCAGCATCCCTGCAACAGCGGGTGCTTTACTAGACTCTGAGGTTACTAACCTTGCTCAAGTAAAAGCATTTGATGAAACAGATTACGTTTCGGTTACTGGAGATAGCATGTCTGGTGATCTAGATATGGCAGGTAACAAGGTATTATTTGGTAATGTCTATTCTACTACAGGTGACTTACCCAGTGCATCTACTTATCATGGTATGTTTGCACATGTTCATGGTACAGGTAAAGGTTACTTTGCTCATGCAGGTAACTGGGTAGAACTGGCTAATCAAGCAGATGTAACTGCAGCTGTAAACGCTTTAGTAGATAGCGCACCCGGCACACTTGATACACTAAATGAATTAGCTGCTGCTCTAGGTGATGACGCTAACTTCTCTACAACAGTGACAAACTCTATTGCTACCAAGCTACCTCTATCAGGTGGCGCTATGACGGGTGCTATTACAACTAACTCAACATTTGACGGACGTGATGTTGCTACTGATGGTGCTAAACTAGATGGTATTGAGGCTGGTGCTACAGCAGATCAGACAAATGCTGAGATACGAGCAGCGGTAGAAGCCGCTTCTGACAGCAACGTATTTACAGATGCTGACCACACAAAACTCAATGGTATTGAGGCTGGTGCTACAACAGACCAGACAGCTGCACAGATACTGACAGCAATCAAAACAGTAGATGGCTCTGGCAGTGGCTTAGACGCTGACACTGTAGATGGCATTCAAGCTTCAAGCTTCTTGCGTAGTGATGCTAATGATACAATGACAGGCCGACTGATCATTGATGCATCTACCGACGAAGACCTTATTTTACGAGGGAGTAGCCCTTACATTCGTTTCCAAGAGGGTACTACAGACAAGGCTTATATTGAGTGGAACGCTTCAGGCTATTTATTGCTACGCAATCAGGAGGATGGGTCTGGTGTTCGCATAAGGGATGACATTGAGTTCACCCCAAACGGCTCAGACTATTACAACATATGGCATGCAAACAACGATGGCTCTGGCTCTGGCCTGGATGCTGATACCGTTGATGGCGTCCACGAAAGCACGTTCATGCGTAAGAGTGCTAACTCTAGCTTAGACATGAATAATAACAACATTACTGATGTTGAGGACATTTATCTACAAGACCGTATCTACCACGATGGTGACACTGACACCTACATGCAGTTCAACGATAATCAGCTTAATGTAGTCACAGGCGGCACAAACAGACTTATAGTAAATAATACAGGTGTACGTCTGGGTGACTCAGGCAACGGCTACTTCCAGCCTGTCTCTGGCAGCTACGGCTCTGTGCAGATTGATGGCGGTTCGCATGGTGGTTGGGAAGGCTACAGTATCGGTGGTCGTGTTGTGTTTATGCACGACAACTCTAGCAGTTCTGGTATTTACAATGACGTAAACAATGAGTGGATGGTGAACTGCACACTTAACGGTGCAGTAAAAATATACTACAATGGTTCGGAAAGAATTAAAGCCGATGTCAGCGGCGCATTAATAACTGGTAACTTGTACACTACTGGATCAGTAGCAGAAGACTATGACGCACTCTCAGGCACATCTCCAACGTGTAACGTAGACAATGCTGGCGCATTTAGCCTTACGATGTCGGGTAATACTACATTTACATTTAGTGGTGCAGACAGTGGTTACTCTATGGGCTTCATCATACAACTAACAGGCAACGGCTCAACAGTCACATGGCCTAGCTCAGTTAAATGGGCAGGCGGTACAGCCCCTGATGCACCTGCTAGTGGTGAAACAGATATTCTAGTCTTCCATACACGTGATGGTGGTTCTAACTGGTATGGTGTACTTGCAAGTGACGCTGCTGCATAAGGAGTAACTAATGTCTTTTGGACAGAATCCTTTTGGTATATCCTCTTTTGGCGAAAGCTATGAACAAGCGGATGCAGCGTTTACACTTACTGGTGTAGTAGGTACAGGTGCGGTAACTGCAGTAGAAGCTAAAGCTGCAGCAAATGTAGCAGCTACAGGAATAGAAGCTACAGGCTTTATAGGCACTACTATTGAGGCAGGTAGAGTTGTACATGGTGTTACAGGTGTAGCAGGTACAAGTACATTAGGTACTATTCTTATTACGGGCGGTGCAGGTACAGTAATATCTATTACAGGTGTATCGGCAACAGGTTCTGCTAACGGTATTACATTTGGCGGTGATGCTAACGTACCTCTTACAGGGGTGTCAGCTACTTGTATTACAGATGACCCACTAGTAAATGGTGATGAGATTACTCCTGAGGCAGACGCTGTTCTGTCTACTACAGGTGTAGCGGGTACAACAGCACTAGGTACTGCCATAGGTAAGGGTGGTTCAACTAATATACCTACAGGCTTAGAGGCTACAGGTACAGCTGGCTCACTTACTATTGTAGGTAAGTGTATTGAAGTTCTACCAACGCTAGTAGGCACTACTTCTCTCAACACAGTTATACCAGACTGTCAGGCAGTAGTATTACCTGTGGGAGTACAGGGTACATTCACTGTAGGGGATGAGACTATTGATGCGGTACAGTTTGACTATGAGTCAATCAAAGATAATTATAGCAGAGATCGTACTGCTTACATAGGTGAGTTTAGCACACTAGGTAACACAGCGTATGTACGTGCAGCATAGGAATAATAATAATGTCTCTTAAATGGCCTAACAAAGATCCTGATGAAATACTAGACTATAGCATTGACTGGTCACGATTCCTTAGTGGTGCAACACTTAGTAGTGTTACTTGGTTTGTTGATGACGCTGATGGTGTGAAGACTCAGCTTATCCCTAGTGGACAGCTTGTCAAAGGCATTCAGCTTATCTCTGCTACCAATACAGACAAAGTAGCAACTGCACGTTTAGGCTCTGGTGATAATAATATAGAGTATCAGTTCTACTGCCGTATAGCCGACACAAATGGATTAGTAGTAGAACGTAAGGTTCGTTTACGTGTAAGGAATAAGTAATGGCATATAACTATTTAGGGCTAGTAAACGAAGTAAATCGCAGACTTAACGAAGTAGAGCTATCAAGTTCTAACTTTGATACTGCTGCAGGTTTCTATAGTTCAGCTAAGGATTCTGTAAATGCCTCACTAAGACATATCAACCATGAAGAATACAACTGGCCTTGGAATCACATCCTAGAGGAAGAGACCCTTACTCCTGGTGTAACACGTTATGATTATCCTAGTGATGCTAAACTGATTGACATGAATAGCTTTCGTATCAAGAAAGATGACTCATTAAATGTAAGCACTACCAAACTTAAATCAATGGACTACCAAGATTACCTTGACAACTACGTTGATTATGAGTATAACACTGGTAGCGACTTACAAGATCTTCCTCGTCATGTTTCACGAGCACCAAGCCAAGAGTTTCTCATAATTCCTACGCCAGACAAAGCATATAAAATAGTATATGAGTATTATCGCAATCAAGTATCACTTGAGTTGTATGATGATGTACCTAACGTCCCTCTTGAGTTTAAGCATACTATTGTAGA